GGAAAACATAATGGTTGTTGTTCCTTTTTTTCAAGATCAACTTTACGGAAAACATAATGGTTGTTGTTCCTTTTTTTCAAGATCAACTTTACGGAAAACATAATGGTTGTTGTTCCTTTTTTTTCCAAGATCAAGTTTACAGAAAACATAATGGTTGTTGTTATTTTTTTCCAAGATCAACTTCATGAAAAAATAATAATGATGGTTGTTTCTTTTTTTTCAAGATCAACTTTACGGAAAACATGATAGTTGTTCTTTTTTTTTCTCCAACATCAAGTTGAAGAAAAAGTAATGGGTCAGAAAGATCGAAAGATTTCGTCGTTCACAATGTTGTTCTTTTAGAAAAAAAAAGATGATTGTCAAATAATAACTTTATTTGTATATGTTGTTATTCTTGTATTAATTATCGATGAACAACATATACAAAAATAATTGAATAGTTGAAAATCGTTAAGTGCCATAAAATTTCCTTTTTGACAAATGGTAGTTCTTGGATATGTAACGTTGAAAGTACAAAAAAATATAATTTATTATGCAGATTGGACTAATACTCGCAGAAAATACAGACTTAATAGTATAACTTTTAATAATGTAAAGGATCTTAAAAGAGTTTTTAACGGCAAGACAATTGTATTGATTGTAAATATAGAAAGGACTCTTGCCATATTAAAAAGAATTTTGGGTCCCATAAATACAACAAAATGCATTGAGGTGGAAGATATCGGCCCGGTTTCTCAAATCTTAAATCACTATTTGGATATAAATCAGAAAAAGAAAAGTTATTACAACTATCAACGAGAACATTGGCTATCGTTGATTTCAGTAATTAATATACATCTACTATTAAATGGCGGAAAGCTCCCAAAGGAAAAAATACTCAAAATCGTAAAAAGAGAATTAATTAAGTACAAACAAAATATTTCATGCAATGTACTTGTAGATAAATTTATTTCTATGGGGCTTTACATGTATCATAAAAATGATACAGGTGAAGAAATAAGGTTTAAGGTTCATTTGAAAGAAAATTATAAAGATTCTATGACATGCTTGGCAGACAAAAGTATGGATTGAACTTTAGGATGAAAAAGAAAGATTTTACTGCTTTGAATGCGTTCTTCTGTTTGATGAAGTCCATCAAGAATTTGTTCCCTGGTTATAAAGATTAAAGCTTTAGTCTCGTCTCCGGGGACATTTCTTTCCTTGAATTCGCGCATCTTGGTGAAAAAGGGAAATTCTTCCCTGTATTTTACAAAAAAAATGATACCTTCTTCTTCTCCATGAAATCCTGTTTTGGCAACAATATAATTAGAATTTTCTATATTTTTTCTATTTAATCCTCCCAACACTCCAAACGATTCTTCTTGAAATTCTCTCAAGGCTGTTTCGATAGGATCTTTATCTTTTGCTTCCCTTGTCCCTCCGAAATCAGATATAGAGGCAATAGCTTCATCCAAACCTAAAATAAAAATTACAGTGTTATTCTTTTTTACATAAGGAATAATGCCCGCTCGTCTAATGTTGTCATTCTTTAGAATAGTTTCCATGCAGTTTTCAATTTGCATAAAAGTCTTCATAAAACAATGTAATGTTTAAAGGTTATGAGTAATTTAGTTTATACAAATATCTTTTAAAATGATCAATTTTTCAAAACAATCATAAGTAGAATCGTAATATTAGTAAAAAATATTTTAAGGAAAAAGGTAAAGATATGACAGGTTTAAAGAAGCTTGCAGATCCTGCCTCCTTTGGACCTGGGGCATGGCTCGTGATTCATACAATGGCTTTTGATGCCAAAACAAATCAGAAAAAGAAACATTTTGAAGAATCTATGCATGTAATACAAAAAGGGCTAAAATGTGAAAACTGTAAAGTTCATTGCGGAGAATACCTAAAGAAACACCCAATAAGTGATTATTGGGATATACATGATAAGAATGGAGAAGACATTGGAATGTTTAAATGGTCGTGGGTTTTTCATAATACTGTAAATGCTCGATTAGGTAAACCTATTATGGATTGGGACACTGCTTATCACCTTTACTCAAATTCTGGAAACGTGGTTTGCACGAAAAATTGTGGAGATAAAGAATCCCATTTCCCCAAATCTCCATATAATCATAATTTTCAACAATATCATTCACATCATAATCCTTCTATGCGTATGAAAGATTTGAGTAATCGTCAACCGAATTTAATCCGGTTGATTCCTACAAGAAGTATAATTCGTTCCCGAAGGTATAGATAATTTTATTTATTTCCCCAATTTCCAATTTAAGAAATTGTAGAGCGCGGATGCTATATGTGGGGAATCCATAAGAGGAATTCCCATACATTCTGTATACTTTGTGAGATCATCACAAATATCTATAGCTATGTCTATTGAAATTTCTTCTGTGTGGTGTTTGGGAACATTGTTTGACCACTGATAGTCGTCATCTTCATCCGAAAAATCATCTGACATCTTTAAGGACTTTCAAAAGTTATGTACGTACAGTTTTCTTTATATAAGAAGACGAGTCTTTTTATGTTTCTTGGAGTCAAAATTACATTCAGTGTTTTGATAAACAAACATTTTAAATTCGTCAAATGAGATCTCTATTCTTATGTAATTTTCTCTAAGTTTACCTTGAAAAATATTGTACATTTGTTTTAATTCTTGATGATAATGTGACATCCACTCATATTGTTCTTCAAACATATCAATTCGTCTATTTTCAGATAAACGATACTCTAATTCGATCTTACGCTGTAAAAGCTGATTTGATCTCTGACCTTTTAACATTTATTTGGATTCCAATTATAAATAAATCAACATTTATTATTTTAATATAAATGTTGATCAAGTTTTTTTTAAGATTCTATATCTACAGAAGGTACAGTTGGTAGAGAAGGAATCTTGCTCAATATTGGTCCTTTCACAGAACCTTTCATATATTCACCAAAAGAAGAAGTAACACTATTACCTTCATCTTCAGTGGAAATCATACCTTTAGTGGCGGCGGCTACAATATTTGCAGCCTCCATAGGATCAATTGGAGTGGAACTTGATGTTTCACCCTCTGTTGTACCTCTAGATGGTGAAGGAGGTCCTTCCAATGCTCTAGCAGCAGCACGTTCTCTGGCTAATTTCAAACCAGCTTCAATCTGTTTCATGTAATCAGGGTTGGATGCCAATTCAAGAGCCAATTCCTCTTGAGGGTTCACTATTTCTGGTTCCCTTAAGTCATGTACTGTTGCCGATCTCATTTTTGATTGGATAGTTCTTAAAAGTTGCCCCGAAAATACTCGGAAGAAATTTACCAAAGGAGTATAAGTAACTCTCATATCCTTAAGATCTTCCCAATCAAGTGGTTTGGTAATAACCTTGCCTGTCTTAGGGTTTGTACCAACTGCAATTAGAAATTGGCTTTTATACTTTATATCATAAGAACCATCATCCAACTTCAGATACATGGAAGGTGTACTATTAGGAATGCGAATACCCATTTTATCAGTAGGAACATACATAATATTCTTTAAATCTTCTAAAATGAAAGCCAATGAAGTAGTTGGTTTAATATGCTCCATTTCAACCCGATTTTCATAAAGAAATTGTGCTACTTTCTTCTTAAACAGAGACATTTTCTCATAAAGTTCTTCTGCTTCTGTTGGATCATCAGGTTTAGCTTGGATACTAAAGGAAACTCTGCCTGTATTATCATCAATTTGCATTTCAATACCACGATTTGCAGTACAACGAGGAAACTCCAAAGTAAAAGGTTTCTTAATTGGAGCTTCAGGTGTACCAACATTATATCTAAATTTCATAAAAGAATAATTGCCTTTATTATCTGGTACTGGCTTCGTTTCAACTTTCTCAACCATAACACGATCAACATCAAAATCTCTAAAATTAATTTTGCTCATTTTTTGTTTCTTTAATTAACACTTTGGTTACTTTCCAAACCTAAAATAAAAAATCAATTTTATCGTTATCAAAAATATATTAAATTAATTTAATATATTTTTCAGTCAGAAGAATTACTTAAAGTTGATTACAGAGAGTGCGTAAATCAGCACGTCTTACGGCAACAGTATCTTCGTCGCGGTTGCCAACAACAAGGTATCCATGTCCACCGTGATTGAGACCAGCAAAGATAGCAACAATGATGATAATTATAATAATGATAATGATAACGGCAACAGCAGCTCCATATCCATATCCATATCCATATTCGTGATTCATCTTTTTCTTTTTTTTACGCAAACAAAAAAAGTTTCATGATTTTTTCTAAAATTTTGCAAAATTTTGGTGAATTTTTAATTTTTCAACAATAAATGTCATTGTTGAAAACAACTCTTTTTTTTCTAAAATTATTTTTGGAGAAATAACTGATAATATCATTGTGGACTGAACTGATCGCAAGGTTAATCGTTATCTTTCTAAACTTTAGATGAAACAATAAGATATTAACTTTTGACCACGTATCACCTGTTTCTCTTCAATATCAAGTTAGAGACAAATCACTGACCAATTATCTTTTCTTCAACTTGAATCTTGGGAAAAAAAGAATAATCGTTACTTTTTCATGAACTTGATCTTGAGAAGAAACAAATAACCGAACATCTTAATTTTTTAAGTTGATGTTGGAGAAACAGATCACTAAGCTATTATTTCTTTTATGACCTTTTCTCTAACATCAAGTTAAAAAGTTAAGTTGTTCGATGATTTGTTTCTTCAAGATCAAGTTCGTGAAAAAGATAGTTGTTCGGCGATTTTTTTTCTCGACATCAAGTTGAAGAAAAATATAGTTGTTCGGTGATTTATTTCTTAAGATCAAGTTGAAGAAAAATATAGTTGTTTGGTGATTTGTTTTCTCCAACATCAAGTTGAAGAAAAAGATAATTGTTCGGTGATTTGTTTTCTCCAACATCAAATTAAAAAGATAATTGTTCGGTGATTTGTTTCTCCAACATCAAGTTGAAGAAAAATATAGTTGTTCGGTGATTTGTTTCTCCAACATCAAGTTGAAGAAAAATATAGTTGTTCGGTGATTTTTTTTCTCGACATCAAGTTGAAGAAAAATATAGTTGTTCGATGATTTGTTTCTTCAAGATCAAGTTCATGAAAAAGATAGTTGTTGGTGATTTATTTCTTAAGATCAAGTTGAAGAAAAAGATAATTGTTCGGTGATTTGTTTCTACAACATCAAGTTGAAGAAAAAGATAATTGTTTGGTGATTTGTTTTCTCCAACATCAAGTTGAAGAAAAAGATAATTGTTTGGTGATTTGTTTTCTTCAA